CATTTGTTTTATTTGAGCTTCACGTTCAAGTTTTTGTATTTCAAACTGAGATTTACCTTGTTCTAATTGTAATTTACTTTCAGTAAGAGCTTGTTGTTTTTGAACTTCAGCTAATGCAGCTTGCTCTGACGCTTGAGCATTAGCTTGAGCTTGAGCTTGTATATTTTGCTGTTGCGCAACCGCCGCTGCTTCAGCTCTTTCTTTTTGTTTTTGTTTTAGATATTGATTAGCTAATTTAATATTTTTAATTTGTCTAATATCGATAGCATCTTCTAAACCTATTTGTCCACCTTGTAATGCAACTTGTATATTTTGTTCTAATCTTTGTTGTTCTTCTTCATCTGGTTCTAGTTCTAAAAATATACCAAACTCATGCATATTAAGTTTTTCTATATCTTGTAAAGAGCCAACGTTATATTGATTTATACAACTTATCAAAGCGTTTTTAGTAAGCGGAAAGCTTAGCATATCAGCAGCGCGTAAGCTTATATTTTCTGCAGCTCTAATGGTTAAATACATAAGAGACTGTAGTATATGCTTAGTTGCCGTATTTGACGCGGCGGCAGCTAGTTTCTGTAATCCTACTAAAGCGTTTTTATCTGGTTGACTACCATCGCGAGCTTCGTTTAACCCGGTCACATCACGTATCATTTGTAAGTAATATTGATACGTTTGCACTAATGCACTTATTTTAGCTTGACCATTTGATGTTTGTAATTCTTGAATAGGTACTTTACCTGGATTTAAATCACCTTCTATAGTTTTAGATCTACCAACGATACTACCAGTTTGAAAGTACATGTTCAAAGCTTCTTGTGGATTATAATTAGTACCATTACCAAGATCTACTTCTGCTAAACCGTCAACATCTACAAATACACCATCTGGTACCATACGTGATAATACTTGTTGTATTTTTAAATGTGTAAGTTGAATAATATCAGCAAATCCAATACACTTGCTTACAATACTTTCTATTCTACCTTTGTACATTCTTGGAGCAGATATAGAATAATTCATTTGTACTTTAGTTTGATCGCTGTAAGGTCTTGTCATATTTTCAGCAAGTTGCCACTTAAGCATTTTTTCTTGACCCAATATTTTAGCTCCACTATATAATACTTCTATAGCTCTATGTACTCTTTCAAAGTTTTCATTTTCAGGTGGATTAAAATCACCTGGTTTTTCTAATGCTTTTTCTAAACCTTGATCTGTTTGTTTGATTTTAAATACTTGATTATTATAAGTTTTATATTCAAAATAAAGTACTTGAATATTATTATAATTATCATCTTGACCCCAATAGTTTCTAGTGTAATTAGAATCACCTGGGTACTTTTGTATTTCTTCTAGTTCAGCATCAGTTAAATATGGAAATTGTTTTTTAACTTCTTCTAAACTTACACTTTTAACTTCACCTACGTAATATATATCTTCAAAATTAGGATCTTCTGTGTATGAATAAACTAAATTAGCTGGATCTACATAATCTACTGTAATACCATTTGCTAAATTAAAGTCTGTTTTAACGCAACTTATACCAAGAACAACTAAATCGTAAGCTAATCTTTTCTTTATTTCGTCGTATTTATTGTAATTAAATACATTTTCAATTAATTCTTCTTCTGCTATTTCTACAGATTGTTTGTAGCTTAACTGCATATAAAGTTCTAACTCTTCTTCATTTTGCGGTAAAGCATCTGGATTTATACTAGAATAAAAGTTTTGACCAGTTAATTCATTAAGTTGTTCTATTTGCTGTTTGCTCTGCATATCTTTAATCGCGTTAAAAACATAAGCAGTTCTTTGTTTTATAGCAAACGGATCTGTAGCAAAAGACTTTATTTCATAACCTTTATCTGTCATTCCATTAACCACAATATCTACAAACTTAGATAATACAGCAACTGGTTTCCAGTCTAAATTAAGATAAGACAAATCACCGTTAATTGATAATTCATCTTTATATTTAGCTACAGACTGTTCACCTCTAGCGTATAATCTTAATCTATGAAAATCCTGCCAGTTATTACCAAAACGACCACCAGCACCTAAGCCACGATCACCTCTAAACCATTCGTTTTCAATAGCTCTACCTACTTGGAAACCGTAATCCAAAGTATTCTTTTCTGCATCTGGTACCACCTGACTTGGAAAGGAACTATTTACATTAGTATAAACCATTTATTGTATTATTTTTGAAGTGTAACCCGTGTTGTCATATTTTTTAAAAGATATGTTAACTGGATCTCGTTGTTGTATGTTTACTGGTGTATATTTATTTTTATTACATGCCATTATAGCTAAACCAGAACTAATCGTTGCATCAAACTTTGTTCTATTGTTTATGTTAAACTTTGCCCAGTCTTCTAATGTTTTTTGAAAATACATATCACCATATCCATTTTCATTCAAACCCACGTGATTTTCTATATATGATTCTATAGCAGCAGCGTGAGCTTGCTTAATATCTTCACTTGAATTAGGTATACCACCTATTTCTCTTTCTGCAACAGACAGTTTGTTGTATATTTTATCTGGTCTGTTCATTGAAAATTTTCTATAACCTCTACGTTTTAAATAATATAACAATCGAGGTTTGTTATTCTCTGCAAGTATAGGCATGCCATAAAAATGCAATGCCATTAAAACATCTTCAAAGAATATTTCAGCTGTTGGAGGTCTTGATATATATTCTAAAAAAAACATATTATAAGGAGCTTGCTCCATGCTAAACTTTGTTAACCCGTGTAATGATCCTTTTGATCCACGTTTATCAACAGTTCCAGATATATCATAACTATCACAACCAAAAGCACCTACGTGATCGTTACCTGGAAACTTCACTCCATTTTTTATTATCACACGATTTTGTAGATTTATAGGTGGAATCCACGAAACTAAAAATCTACCGTTGTTGTCAGGTACAAAATTTACAGTTGTATCTTTAATACCACCAGTCCACTGAAAGTTACCTTGCGTAACAGTAGTTTTATTTTTCATATCTTCATTATGATCTATTTGCTCGTAGATTTTAGTTAGATTAAATAAAGATAATTTTGCTTCATCTCTGAAAGCGTGTTTCTCTGTACGAGGAAACTGACGGTAATATTCATTTAAACTATCCTGATCATTTTTAAGACCATCAACTTCATTTTCCCAATGTTCTATAACACCTGTAGTAATTAAATCACCCTGCGCATCTTTAACTGCGTCTTTCGGTGAGTCGAATACAGGTATGCCATAAGAATCGATGAATCCTTCGTAGTTCCATTCCATAGGTATGAACAAACTATATAATCCCGAGCTAGTCTGTCCATTGCGGTTTCTTTGTGTAACGTCTGATGCATAGTATAATTTTTTAAAGTTATCACCACCTTTATCAAGAGCGTTACTTGTTGAACCCATCATACACTTACCAACAACTTTACTACCTAATCTTAATGTTGTTTTTGTAACCCGCCAATTATTTAAAATGTTATCAGGACGCTCCCACTTACCTGATTCGTCGTGGGCAAGAATCTTGAGCTTTTCACCGTCATATGAGTTGTCACCTGTGTTTTTCCAGTCGATCGTTGTGTCAAGACCTTCGATTTCCTCTGGCGCTTCACCTTGATCAAGCTTTCGTCTTGTAAGTTTTGATGCTGGCACCCTGTATGCAAGCTCTGTCTTTGGTCTGTCCATACCATCTTGTATGGGTTTGAAAAAGAACGGGTAGTTGACTGATATGGGTACAACTTTGTCGGTAAACATTTTTTTAGCGTCAGCTCCTGATTTTGATAATATCCCAAATCTAGAGTCTGAAGACATTGTTGCTTTATGTACGAGTTCTGATGATGCCATAAAGGAAAAACCAGAGCGTCTGTTTTTGAGGTAGCACATACCGTAACAGCGCTGATCGGCTTTACAGGCTTCCCAGAATATAAAGAAAAGTCTATTTGACTCTCTATAGTCTGCGGCGCCAACGTCAATTTTACTCCACTGCAAGAACATATAATGAGAACCAGTAATGTAAGTAGCCACACCTCTATTATAGAACCAATATCCTTCTTCACGTCTTTTAAATTCTTCGTCGATATAATCGTACCATTCTTCTTTGAAATTAGATGGGTATCTTTCCCAATCAAATACACTTTTAATTTTAGCTAATGGTTTAGGGTATTCTGATTTAATCCAGCGTTGATCTTCTTCTTTGTCAGACGCTGCGTATACATTATCTGGTATAGCTGGTAAAGCTATTTTAAGGTTTTGTATTTCAATTACATCACCTATTGTACCGTCTTTACTTATAACTACAACGTCATTTTCAACATCATAGCCATACTCCCATTTTTTATACCTATTATTTCTTTTTAAAACTTTAGGTTTAATGTGGTCTTTTATTACTTTTACTAAAGACTGTTCGTACATTATCTTGATCTGCCTTCAGCAAAACCTTTAAAACTTTTTTCTTTAGTTTCTTTAGGTTTATCTTCAAGCATTGTTTTTTCTTCTTCTATTCTAGCTAATATTTCAAACGCATCGAATATAGCAAGCTTTTTAGTTGCAGCTGCATTTTTAAGTCTATCTGCAGAAACATCATCTTCAGTATTAGTAATGATTTTTTCTTCAGCTACCTTAATTAACTCATCAACTGCTTTTCGCCCAGCTTGGATTATACTCTTTCTCGTTTCCTTTGAACTCATACTTAACTAAAATATCATTTGATTGCATACAATATAGTCTTTGTTTATCTACAATAAACTCAAACTCTCTATTGGATTTAAAACCTACTAAATCACCTTCAAATATACCAAGTGACTCTAAGGTTTTATTACCTATTTTTACTATACCTTTATTTTTTTGTTCTGGTTCTTGTGACCATTTGTTATTATTTTTTATTGGTATAACAAAACAATGATCTCGAACAGCATGCCATTTAACGGCTCGCTTATAAAGATATATTTGATCATACTGACAAAGATATTTATTATCATCAAACGTTTTACTGCTATCTACTTCTTTACCTTTATGGTTGTAGTATCTTCTAAAAACATTATGATGTATAATAACTTCGTCATTTTCTTGTATTGGTGTATTAAAAGCTGTTGGTACTGTTAGTACTGTAGCTGTTCTGTTTATTAACTTAAAGTTTTCTATGCTAGAATTAACTATAAGTTTTTCACCATCTATATCAACTTCATTATTATACCTATTACCGTTTGGTATAACTATAAAATCAAAAACGCTTTTCATTAATATTCTAAATCATATTCAACGGATATAGCCATGTTAGAGTTAAATTTCTTCCATGGCAATACCTCATTGTTTTTCTTTATGAATATGTTATAAGAAGCGTCTTCGTCTTCAAACAGAATATGTGATATCTCATGACCACCGTAAACCTGTTGGCCTAACGCGTAGTGCATAGCATCATTCTTATAATCAGAACCAATACTGATTTTTCTTATAACAGCACTCATTAGTCTTCTGATTTAACCACGGCTAGCTCACCGTCATCTTCTTTTTCGATTTCAGTATAAGTGCCAGTCTCTAAATCAATATTAATAGATCCATACTTTTCTTCTAACTGCTTTTTAGTATCTTCAATACCTTCATTAATACCAGCAATCTTATGAAGCAACGCATGTTTGTTTGCTTCTAATTGACCTATTTGATTTACTACTTGACCTAACTCTGTTTGTTGATCTTTAATTTGTTTAAGCTCTTCAGCTGTAATTGATTTTGACATTTGATTTAATTTTATTCTTGTTTACTTTTTCTTGACTTTTCCCAAGTACGACCCACAAAATAAGCGCCGTACACTGTTATTAATAATGACTGAAATATTGGGATATACTCTTCAGCCACTTTGAACCCACCAATGTTACCATCGAAAAATGCTAATGCCGTAAATATAACAGTAAGATATATTAACACTAGCGGGCGGATATTCTTTGATAAAAATGAATCTGATTGCATATCAAGTTTCCAGCGCTCGCTTATTTGAGTTTGCGCATCTTGATCTGCTTTTTCTAATAACTCTTGAATCTTTTGTTTAGCAGCTAATCTTTCTTCGTCTGTAGTTGTAAGTTTATCTATTACATTACCTACGTCTTTAATTAAACCACCAGTTAAAAGACTTAAAAGTTTTTTCATTAACCTTGTTTTTTAGGTTTTAAAGGTTTAATTTCTTTGATCATTTTCTTTTCAGTGTTTAACGTGTCTTTAGCCATAGGATTTGCTTCTACCTGTTTTTTTATTTTTTCAGCTTGTTTTTTTGTTATTTTCTTTTCACCGAAAAGTAAATTAGCCATGTCGCTAAGATCGGGATCGCCTTCTTGATGTAAAGCTGAACCTCCACTCATACCAGTAAATTCTGCTGGTGAACCATGGTCCATTTTATATGGAGACATTTCTATTGCTGATGCTTTATCATCAACTGGCATATCTTCCATTAAATCTTTTTTCTCTTGTTCAGCTGACTCCTTATGGAGCATTGACATGTGCATTGCAGAACCTTCCATCATAAGCCCGGTAGTTTTACCCTTATGATCTTTCATTTGGATGCAATGTTTGTGCATTGGTGAATACGGCATTGTTTTATGTTTTTAGTTTATTATTTAAATCAAACTTATATCTAGTAAGATGTACTGTTCTTTTTAAATCACCAGTAAACTTACATATTAAGTTATTTTTATCTTTTAGTTTATACTTTATTTTTACTGAATAACCATTACGTTTATTAAACAAGTGTGTTACAAACGTATATTTGTTTCTTCTGATTATTCTTTCTTCTATAACATCTTCATTCCAAGGATTGTAGTTAACAACCTGTGATACACCATAGTCTCCTACGTAAATCATTGTAATGTATTTAGAAGTTTTGCTTTCCCACCAACCTGCAAAATTGTCTTGGCTAAAAGCTGTTAATGTAATTAAATTAAATAATAGTGCTAAAAATAGTTTTTTCATAATATTAGATTAAATTGTTATACTAATATTATCACTTATTTTTTTACTTTTTTAATCCTGGAAAAAGTTTTAATCTCATAGCTTCCTGCGCTTTCTTTCTATCTTCTAATGCTGTTACTCTAGCGTTGTTAAAGTTATCAATCATTTTAGCTGTATTTTGAACAACAGGATCGTGAAAACTTAACCTATCTTTAGGGGGTGTTATATACACTTTTCTTTCAGGATCATAACCCCTAACATTCAAGTGAAACATTTTTTGAGCATCAAAAATAGCTTTACTAGCTATTTCAGGATCATTTTCTTCTCTTGATAGTCTAAACTGATCTTCAAGCATATCATATATCTTAGAGCTTTCTCCA